ATAAATCTGTTATTTCTACACTAACTTCTAAAAATACAGAATTGGCCTCTTTAAAAAGTAATAATGAAGGCTCAATCAAGACTTTTGCTAAATTCCTAAAATAATAATTATCAACCCGATTAATAATCAGCTTCTCCCGGTGTGGCTTGACCGCCTATCCGGGAACTATCATGCCTCACCTTTTTTCTTCTCTTTGCAAGTCGAGTCGAGTACGCTGCATACGCTCCACGGCGGTAGATACTACAAAGAGTCTTTTTGTTCATGTAAAATGCCTCTATTGTAGAGGCAAACGGATAAGTGGCGAAATCGGAAGACGCTTAGTTTCTGTGGTAAAAATGCACGAATAGCATCACGAGTCAGGTAATATGCTATTAACACTTGACATACGTACAAACGGAAGCAGAAACGAAAATCCTGATTGCAACAGTTCCCGGTTCGAGTCCGGGCTTATCCACATAAATCAATCATTATGAAAGTTGAAATCCCCGACTATTTCCTAAAATCCTTTATCCGACATTTTGAAAGGATAACCGAGAATTGTAAAGCTTCACCTTCTGACATCAAGACCAGTGAAGCACTAAGGCTTGGAAAGAAAGATGTAATTAAGCTCAAAAGATTTATAAACAAAAAAGTATAATTTATGAAACGAAGGATCATAGGTATAGATGTTGGCAAAAACGGTGGAATTGTAGTGTACGACACCGAGAATAACAAATTATTGGAGTGTATCAAAATGCCACCAACTCCCAAAGACTTATTAGATTTTCTCTCCATATACAAAGAAAATAGCGTTTGTTATTTGGAACGAGTGAATGGCATGACCGGACAAAGTGCTTCTGCCTCTTTTGTTTTTGGAGAAGGTTACGGACAGCTGACTATGGGATTGATAGCTTGTGGGATTCCGACAGTAACAGTATCTCCACAAACTTGGCAAAAAACTATAGGATTACGAAATACAGACAAATTGGGTAAGACAGAATGGAAAAACATCTTAAAGAAGAAAGCCCAACAGCTGTTCCCGTATGCAAAAGTTACATTGGCAACTTCGGATGCCTTACTAATATGTGAATATGGTAGAATTAAAGAAAAGGAATAATGGAAAAATTAAAAAAATGTAGCAAATGTGGCCGGGAACTTCCGGTCAGTGAGTTTTGGAAAAATGCTTCAACCGAAGATGGATTGCAGACATATTGTAAAGAGTGCGGTAATGTTTATGCCAGAAACCGTAAGAAAACTCCGGGGGGGGGGAATTTGAAGAAAATATATTCCAATCCTGAATTGGCAAAATTTTCTCCACGGGAACTTATCGCAGAATTGAAAGCACGTGGATATACCGGAGAATTGAAATACACCCAAACAATATCATTATAAATGGAAAAGTTACGTCTATTGGTTACAACCAAATGTCCGAACAAATGTCCTATGTGTTGCAACAACTCATGGGATTTTTCAAAATTACCAGTTGTTGAGCACTTTAATTACAAAGAGATCATGATAACTGGTGGAGAACCACTTTTGTTTCCTGAAAAACTGGCAAATTTGGCTGAAAGTATCAAAACCGTTCAAAAATTGGCCTATGGTAATAAAGGAAAATTATTTCTATATACGGCACTGGCTGATATGCTCCCCAATTATATCAG